GTTAATGCAGGTACGCCTTATACTGTAGGAGAACGTGGTAGAGAGGTGTTTATACCAAGTTCCGATGGAAACATCATACCGAACCAAGACTTGCAGTCTAAAGCGAATAGCTTCAACTTTACGATTATTGCTACTGATGTTAAAGGTGTTAAAGAATTATTATTAGATAATAGAGCAACTATCGTTAATATTATGAATCAAGCACTTAACAGCAAAGGAAGAAGTAATTTAGTATAATGAGTGGTACATTTCCTTTAACTCCAGCAACTAGAGCAGTATCAGTAAGCTCAAGACAAAATACTATTGTATCAACTACTGTATCTGGCAGACGACAAGCTAGACAAATAGACGGACAAAGATTTGGTTTAGTTTTACAATTTCCAATTATGACAAGAGCAGAATTTGCACCTATTATGGCTTTTACTTATGTACCAGAAACTATTTCAGATACTAGAGGTTCAGCTAATACAGTCATTTCAGTAGTAGGTTCTCATACTGCTGGTGATACTACAATCGCAGTAGATGGAATGGGAAATAATTTAACTGGTGTTTTAAAAGCTGGTGACTTTGTAAGATTTACTGGACAAACAAAAGTTTATATGGTTGTAGAAGATTTATCATCTAATGGTTCTGGTGCAGGAACATTAACTATTGAACCACCATTAAGAGCAAACCTATCTGATAATACAGTTTTAATTTATAACAATGTAGATTTTACAGTAGGACTTACAAACGATATTCAAGAATTTGCAGTAGGCACAGAAAACTATTTCCAATACGAAGTTGATCTTATAGAGGTATTGTAATGCCTAGATCATTAAATGCTTCTTTAATAACAGAATTAGCAACTAATAAACTTAATCCAGTTGAACTTGTATATATAGGAGTAAGCACAGGAACTTATTATACAGATCACTATAAAAATATTTCTTTTGATGGAAACACTTATGTTGCTTCATCATTATTTTTAGGTAGTTCTGAATCAGCAGAATCTTCTGAAGTATCAGTAAGTAATTTAGTAGTTAAGTTTGGTGGCGCTGACCAAACAATAATTTCTTTATTTCTTAATAATGATTATATGGATAAAAGAGCTTGGGTATATAGAGGATTCTTAGATGAGAACCAAGCATTAATAAATTATCCTTTTTTATTATTTGATGGAAGAATAGAAAATTTAAGTATTGAAGAAGATAATAATAACTCAACTGTTTCAATTTCTATTGCTTCACATTGGGCAGATTTTGATAAAATTAAAGGAAGAAAAACAAATACTAATTCACAAGCATTACATTTTCCAACTGATGTTGGTTTTGATTATGCTTCACAAACAGCAAAGGATATTAAATGGGGAAAGGCATAAATGATCTTTACAAAATTATACATTTATACAGACAGTTCCCACGATACGATAAAATGAAATACGAAGATTTAATAAATATGATATTACCTTCTTTTAATTTAGAACAGTATCAAATTCACCAAGTTAATGGAGAAGTTGTTGGATTTACTAATTGGGCATATTTAAGTGATGAAGTAGAAAAAAGATTTACAACAACTGGTAGATTAAAAGCTAATGAATGGAAATCAGGAAATAATATTTGGCATATTGAAACAGTTGCTAAAAGTCATTTAAGAGAAATTATGAAATGGACTAAAGAATATTTTAGAAATGTATTAGAGGTAGATCAACCTTTGAAATGGTTAAGAATAGCTGATGATTCAACTATTTATAGAAGATCTATGAAATTTAAAAGGGAGTTTCATAATGGGCTTTGATCCAGTAACAGCATTTGTAGTTCAACTTGTAGTAACAACAGCAATCTCTTGGGTTTTAAAACCTGATCCACCAAAGAGAAATGTGCAACAACAAGAAACAGCACAAGGAATTTTAGTTAATAAGGCGTCTAACAATAGTGCCATTCCAATAGTTTATGGAAGAAGGCAAGTTGGTATCGCTAGAGTATTTGTTGAATCTTCTGGTTCAGATAATCAATATCTTTATATGGCAGGAGTTCTTTGCGAAGGTGGTGGTAATGGAATTGAATCAGTAGATGAAATTTATGTTAATGATAAACTGGTAGTTTGGTCAGGTGCATTAACTGATGGAACAGTACGAACAGTAAATAGTTCAGATACTAATTTTTATAAAGATGGAAGTTTAATATCAGTTCAGGCATTTTATGGATTAGACAATCAATCAGTTTCATCAATACTAGATGAATCTACTAACTGGGGAAGCAATCATAAATTATCAGGTGTTGCTTATTTAGCTTTTAAATTTACTTGGAATCAAGATGCATTTAGTTCACTACCAGAAGTTAAAGTAGTTCTCAAAGGTAAAAAAATTTATGATCCTAGATTAGATTCTACAAAGGGTGGTTCTGGTTCACATAGACAAGATACTGCATCAACTTGGACATATTCACCCAATTCAGCTTTATGTCTTTTAGATTATTTAAGAAATACTAGATATGGAAAAGGTTTGCCAAATTCATCATTTGAAACTAATTATGATTCTTTTAAAACAAGTGCAAATATTTGTGAAACACAAGTTACTCCATATACTTCAGCACCGTCAGATATAGATTTATTTGAAACAAATCTAGTTATAGATACAGAACAAAAAGTAATAGACAATGTAAGAGAATTATTAAATCCAATGAGAGCAATATTTACCTACACACAGGGTAAATACTTTTTAATTATTGAAAATACTGGAACATCAGAATTAAGTTTAAATGCAGATAATATAATTGGTGGAATTAAAATATTTGGTGAAAAGAAAAATACTAAATACAATCGTGTTATAGGAACTTTTGTAAATCCTGATAAAGAATGGCAAGAAGATACAATTACATATCCACCTGCTGATGATTCTGGCTTATCAGTAGGAGATCAATATGCAACTTTACTAGCCGAAGATAATGGAACTCAATTAGAAGGTAATTTTACATTTCAAGGAATTACTAATCCATATCAAGCTGAAGAACTTTGTGAAATTATATTAAGAAGATCAAGAAATGCTTTGGCTGTTGAAGTTATGGTAACCTCAGAAGCATTAAATTTAACAATAGGTGATATAGTTGATTTAACTTATTCTACTGGTGGATTTAGTGCTAAACCATTTAGAGTTTATGGATTAAGTATAAATACAGATTCAACAGTTTCATTAAAACTTATAGAGCATCAAGATAATTTCTACACTTGGACTTCTAAAGCAGAAGCACCAACTATTGCTGATACAACACTTCCAAATCCTAACAATGTTTCTGCACCAGTTTCAGTAACACTTAACGATCAATTAATTGAATACTCAGATGGTGTCGTAATTACTGCTCTTGATGTAACCATTGGTGCCTCACTAGATTCATTCGTAGATTATTACCAAGTAGAATATAAATTAAGTACAGCAACCGATTATCTTATTGCTGGTCAAGGCAAAGGATTATTTCATAGGATATTAAATGTAGTAGATGGATTAATTTATAATGTAAGAGTAAAAGCATTTAACACATTAGGAGTACAATCAACTTATACTTCTGCCACAAGAACTATTATTGGTGGAATAGCACCACCAGCAGATGTTGAAGATTTTGCTTGTAACATAATTGGTGGAGATGCACATTTATCTTGGACACAAATTAGTGATTTAGATTTAGCTTATTATCAAATTAGATTTTCTACTCAAACAAGTGGTGCATCTTGGGGTAACTCAGTTTCTTTAGTTGAAAAAGTTGCAAGACCAGCTACTTCAGTTACAGTTCCAGCAAGAGTAGGTTCTTATTTAATTAAAGCAGTAGATAAAAATGGTAACTTATCTTCTAATGAAACAATCATAGCAACTAACATTATTGCAATAGGAAACTTTAATGCTGTTGCAACACAAACTGAATCACCTACATTTATAGGATTAGATGCGTTTGATAATGGTGAAGGAGATTTTGACAATAAAACTGGAGATTTTGATGATGGATTAGACAGTAATTTAACTATTGTTGATAATACATTAAGATTAGATTCATCAGAACTTTTTGATTCTGCATTAGGTAATTTTGATTCTGCAACAACATTTTTTGATTCTGGTGTTACAACTTCTGATTTATTTGCACAAGGATTTTATTTGTTTTCAAGTCCTATTGATATAGGTGGAGTTTATACTTCAAGAGTAACTGCTTCTATTACACAAACTTCAGATAACTTAGATGATTTATTTGATTCTGAAACTGGAGATTTTGATGATGCACAATCTAACTTTGATGGAGACACTCCTGCAAATTGTAATGCTCATTTAGAGATTGCTTTATCTAATGACAATATCACATACACTTCATTTAGGAACTTTGTCGTTGGGGACTATACAAGTAGATTTTATAAGTTCCGACTTGTATTAACATCATTTGATTTATCATCTACTCCAGTCATTAGTGCTTTATCAGTAAGTATTGATATGCCAGATAGAATATTTAGTGGAAATGATTTAGTAAGTGGAATTAGTACCTATAATGTTGTATTTACAAATCCATTTTATTCTGCTAGTTATGCTGTTGGAATTACTGCACAAGGTTTAGCTACTGGCGATTTCTTTTTATTAAGTAACAAAACTATAAATGGTTTTGACTTAGCTTTTAAAAATAGTAGTGGAACTGGAGTAAGTAAAACCTTTGACTATTTAGCTAAAGGATATTAGATAGAATTATGGCACAACACGATTATAACATAGCGAATCAGGGCTTCCCAGCTTTTAGAACAGATTTAAACAATGCACTTTCAGCAATACAAACATTAAACTCAGGAACATCAAGACCAACTGGTGCTGTCGCTGGACAACTTTGGTTAGATACAACTTCTGCAACTTCTCCTACTTTAAAATATTATGATGGTGCTGACGATATATCTCTAGCAACTATTGACCACTCAGCTAACTCAGTAAATTGGTTAGACTCAACAGTATCAATTACTGGTCTAACAACAACTGCAACAGGAACAGTTTTAACTCTTACCGACACACACTTAAATTCAACAGTTTCAATTAGACTTCCAACAGCAACAGCAATCGCAGATGATTCAGGAAACGAATATATTAAGATTGCAAAAACAGCTTCAGCAGTAAATGAA